CAACAACGGAGACCATATTTTCGTCCAGGTACTGAGACGGGGTGAGTTTTCAGTCCTCCCAGGACTCAAACTCCTTCACGAAACCGGAGTATTGGCCCCAGAGATTCGGGGTCTTTGGCGCATCACCGTGAATGGGGCGTAGGACATAAGCGTTCCAGTACGACACCCAATCTCCTGGGACTAATCCCATGAATATATCCATATCCAATGCCTGGTTCAACTTCAGGCTATTCAAATAGGATTCAACGTATAATTGAAGTTCAACAGGTACGTGATAGAGTTTCTCAACCAAGAGCCGAGTACGATTTCCAATCTCTCGCTGTGGTATTCCTCTCTCATAGGCTTTCAGGCTCTGATCCATCCTCTCGCGTTCCCAGACGCTTAGGTTCGAATCCACCCTCCGCTTACCCATGTTGACTGATGCTGTCACTCTAAGACCATAATTTGCTAAAGCATCTAGAATCGGACACCCATTGAACTGGTGCTTCATAGACATAGCTTTAGAACGTAAGAGACGCGCTAGAGTGCCACTACGCGCCCCCGCATATTGCGCGGAGGTCCACCCGAATTTGAACAATGCAACGAGTGGATCTGTTACGTTAATAAGATCGATTGAGTCAAAGACAAGGCCACAAAATCTAGCCGTCTCGAGCTCCGCGTGGGTCTGAAGTTTAATAACCAGCCCTAATCTCGCGAAGTCTTCTGCCGTGGGACATGGTCCTTCCACGCGGCACAACCCATCATCTCCTTCGAACACCCCCACAAGGTGTGTCGAGCCAACTTCCTTACACAAAAACTCCATGAACATCAAGTTGGAAAACCCGTTTCCAAGCGAGGTGCACATCTCTCCCGACATGCGAGTTGCACGGACTTTCAACTTAAAGTCCTTGAACTGGCATTCGTTTTTACCCGCAAGTATTTCATTGCATATCCGCATGAAATCTTCGTGCTCTGGCAGTGCTTGCGTCATGTAGGCGTAGAGTTGTATCTCTACGGCAAGCATCAACTGCCGGGTGAAGAGAGCCTCAAAGGAAGTATAGTCCGTGGCGATATACGAACTACCCTGCGAATACAATCTCTCATATATGTATCGCGGCCTGTCTTCTACAGGTACTTTCTT